GCTGCAACTGCTTCTGTGCTAAGGCCAGTTGCTGAACTGGTACCTGAAGCACTACCAGAAGCAGAAGCAGTACTCCTTCCAACACCAGAAGCAGCACCGACACCAGATGCAGAACCAGCATAAGTGAGGCCAGAACCAACTGCAGAAGCAGCACCGACACCACCGGCAGTTCCGGTTGCAGTGAATATGCCGACACCAACTGCCGAGGCAGTGCTGGTACCAGTCGCACTTCCAGTAGCACCAAGCCCACCAGAACCAAACGCAGAAGCCGCACCAGTTCCTGCTGAAGAGCCTTGGGAAGAGGCAGTAGATCTACCAGTACCAGATGCAGCACCAGTTCCAGCCGCCGCACCTATCGCTGTTACTATTCCAGTTCCAGTTGCAGAAGCTGCACCAGTGCCGGTAGAACTCCCAGTTGCAGCTACCGTAGATTGACCTACAGCAGAGGCTGTACTAGTTCCGTTTGCTACACCTTGAGAAGTATTGCCGGTAGAAGAAATACCGGAGGCTGCACCTGTTCCGACCGCAGAACCAACCGAGTTACTGGACCCAGAACCAACCGCAGATGCTGAACCTGTGCCAGCAGAACTACCAGATGCAACAGCCTGAGATGAGCCAGTTGCAGAGGCTGCACCTGTTCCGACAGAACTGCCGGAGCTAGTGAATATACCAGTGCCAACTGCGGATGCAGCACCGACACCGGCTGCTTGTCCAGCAGTTCCAGTAATAGCAGAAGCAACACCAGTTCCCGCTGCTGAACCAGTTGCGACTACACTGGACAGTCCAGTAGCAGAAGCAGCACCAGTTCCCGCTGCAGAACCTCGGCCCGCTGTCTGAGCCTGAGCAGCACCTATCCCAGATGCTGAACCTTGGGCAACGGTAGTAGAACTACCGATAGCTGATGCTGCACCTGTGCCAGAAGCAGCGCCAATAGAAGTGAGGGTCTCAGTCCCTACTGCAGAGGCAGCACCAGTTCCTGCAGCAGATCCTGTTGCTATCGCTACGCTAGAACCAGTAGCTGATGCGGCACCTATTCCAGATGCAGAGCCTTGGGCAACGGCTATAGAAAGCCCTACACCAGATGCCGCACCAGTTCCGTTAGCAATACCCTGAACATTATCACTAGATGCACCAGCACCAGAAGCAGCACCAGTGCCAGATGCAGAGCCTTGTGCAGTAAAGAGTCCTGCACCAACCGCAGAAGCAGCACCAGTTCCCACTGATGAACCAGTCGCTAGTGCAACACTAGAGCCGACAGCAGAAGCTGCACCAATACCGGCGGAGGCACCTTGAGCCGCTGTGCGACCAGTAGCAACACCAGTTCCAGCCGCTAAACCTGTAGTCGCTGCAACGCTGGAGCCTGTACCAGAAGCAGCACCAATTCCAGCCGACGCGCCTTGGGCGACATTAAGCGCAATACCAGAACCAGAAGCAGCACCAGTGCCAGAAGAAGCACCTTGAGCAGTGACTGTTCCAGAACCAACAGCGGAGGCTGTACCAGTTCCTGCCGAGGAACCTGTGCTATTACTAGATCCACTACCAACTGCAGAAGCTGCACCAGTTCCTGCTGCCGTACCGTACGAAGCAGGTGGTATTCCTGCGCCACCGACTAATTCAGCAAATATATCGTCTTCTGGAAACCACAGTAAGCCCCATGGATCACTCTGTAATAAATAAGCATCAGCAACACTTAATGTCCGATTCTTCCAATATGCTCCATAAAAAACAAAGCCATTGAAATTACAGCGACGACTTCCACTTGTAGAACCAGATTTCGTATCACAGAAAACTGGAGCACCGCCACTGACTGCGGAATAAGTTGACGTAAAAGCAGTAGATTGATAATAGCCACTATCATCAAGATAATAACCAGTGCCCGCCGATGAACTTGTCTGGCTATAGGCTACTGTCGTAAAAGCATTAACGACGGTTGCTCGTGCTGTCGTAAAATGTGTGAACCCAGCATTATTGAGCCCTAAAAATGGTGAATAACTTGAAGCAGGATCAGGGCCAAAAACAAATTGTTCTGTACCACCGGCTGACGTACAAACTCCAAAACAAGCAGACTGTGTCGTAGTAACTGATGATGTACCAGTTCGTATAAATCCAGTTGCACCGCTAAAGATTGTAGTTGAAGCCGGAGCCGTAGGAAATTGCATGATGGCTGCATTTGTCGTAGGTGCAGCCTGAGCAGCCCATTGCCACCCTGATCCAATCTTAGATGTTGCAATAACGGGAGTTGGTGACGGTGTCCCAGCGTTTGTTAAGACCCCACTATTGCCAGTTACAAGATCTAAACATAAACCAGTACCAGTATCATAATAATAACCAACCAAACCCTGAGTTAGTGGATTCGCCCAATTAATACGTGGAATACTGCCGAATGGTCTAGCCGTACCTCTGCGCCATGGAATAGGATATTGCATATGGCATCCTTATCAATACTGGATGGCCATGCTACCTATTCTGATAAGATTACCAGATGCGCCTAAAGCAACTCCAGCATGATTCATAACATATAGTTTCGTAGTCCACCATGGAAGTAAAAATGGTCCAGTTGATCTAACGATATTCGTTCCTGTAGCGGCAGCAGCGAATGGAATAGTAAAATCTGGTTGCCTTGGCAAATCAAGATTTGCTCCCGGCACCTCAAACGTAGTGCCACCATCAGGAGAAAACAGAAACCAACAGGCGATATAACCTCCTGCCGTTGGCGTGATGGTTGCACCTGGAGTAAAATATGCAATTCCCCAAATACCAGAGTTCCAAGTAGTCTGTGACATAACACCAGCGACACTCTGGGTCGCACCAGTATTATTCGCTAATCCAGTACCAGTTCCCATCTCTGTAGACATAAAGGTCGCTGGTACAGCCAGAAAACCATTAGTACCGCCAGAATATTCAAGAAAGTTCGTTGCCATTTAGTCCCCCAGCAACTTCTTTATCACTTTTTTTCGAGCCAAAAGCATTCTATGTTTAATATGTAGAATATCGTCTTGTTTACCTTCAGCATAAGCCTCTTCTACAGCATATTCCATTGCATGTTGAATATGCGGCGCTACCGATAACTCAGGATCAAGCTCTCTACCACTTACTGAAATACCAACTCCACTCACTATTTTAGGATACATTTTCTCAGCAGATGGTTTTTCTTTATCTGGCAGGAGTGAAGGCATGTTATGGTCCAATAACCAACGATGAGAGTAGTAACGTTGACGTGCTGTGAGCGTCGGAAAGTTAGTACGAGCCATGTGGATAGAAACTAATGCTTCATAGTCAGTTGCCGGTTGTGGCATATTTGGTCTGACCTCAAACCAGAGTTTGCGGATGCCTATAACATCCACTTCCTCTAAGCATTGCTTCATTGCCGCATGGCTATCCATTAAGACAACGTCATAGTTGTAGCAGTTGAAAGGCTCGGGGTGACACCAGAACCGGTGACAATGTTGGGTGTGACCGTGCCACTCCACAGAATTGCTGGACCTGAACCAGAAGCCACACTGGCTTTCCCGGTAGAAAAATACGCCGCAGTACCAGAACCACCAGTACCAGCCGGGAAGTTGACTGCTGCAACTGGGGAACATGAAGCTGGACCAGTACCAGTGACGGTAAAACCACCTGTTGTTCTTGCAACGTTCACACGAGCATAGCTGGTATATGCGATGGCTGAGGTATCCTGTGTTCCAGCAGTACCTGGATCTGCCGTATGTAATGCGAAGGAAATATTCGTTTCTGGTGTCGTAGTGGCATTGATACCATAGTTCGCCCATAGGGTTGCATTAAAAGTCAATGCAAGAATTGCAGATTCAGTTGTGCCAGAGATAGCCATTGTATTCTCCTCACCAAACGTAGAAACAGGCGGATGTAGGATCGAGAATAATCCAGGGATAGGTAGTTGGTGCCGGACCTGGAATGATTTCATCCACTAAGCCAACAATCATAGGATCAGGAATTGTCCCCAAGAATACAGGTCCCATCCTTGGTACTCGTCGCATCGGTAAAGATCTAAATGGAACACCAGCCGGGTGTGAAATAAACCGAGGACGTGAAAATATTTTAGGCATTATCGAAGATACTTTGTTGCACCGTGCGCGGCTTCATTCACAGATTGTATTACGCCTTCCACCATACTATTGCGGAATGTCTCTAATGCGAAGGTATGTCCACGATTGATTTGTGCATTTTCTATCAATAGCATTGGTAAGAGAGCAACTGCACAACGCCAATCATCTATCATTTCTTCAGATTGTGGATTCTTCCCACGCACCATCGTCCACCACGGACATTTATGGCAGACCTGAGACATATCCACCTTATGCAGTGGACAAACAGCACCTTCATCAGCATGTGGGATCTTGACCATTAGTTCTTACTCGCTATAATCATATCGATGTACTGTATTGCCATAGTGATCGTATGGTTATGAGAACCACCGCTACCTACACTACTACCAGCGATATCACCTGATGGATCGCCAGTGTATTGACAACCGGAACCTACCGGAGCATTTGACCAAGCTGCTTGCCATGAGGTATGAGTATGTGCTGGCATTGTAGAAGCAGATATCGTAGTGCTACCGACCACAGTTTGAGCCATAACAGTAGAAAAGGGTTTGTGCCGCCAGACACACCTCCTGTTCCACTAACAACACGAATTGCTTTATCATTCTGCGTTGTGACTTGGGTCCATCCTGTTGGCGCGGCAGACTGGAAAAATGGCATCACCGTGCCAGTAGGAATTGGAGAGGAACCTGTCCCGCCAAAAGCAGAAAATGGTGCTGTCTTTATAGCCCCAGAAGCAACACTATCACTAATAAGAACAGTATCCGCAGCAACCGGAGCACCTTTAGACGTTAAACTCGCAAATGTAAAATCTTGAGGAGCAGCAGAAGCACTAGTGGGATTACCCTTTAGAGTATACGCCGCCGCATTCGCCATCTTGGCATTAGTGACTGCACTCGCAGCTATAGTAGAAGTTATCGCTGTCGAACCTGACCCAGTAACATCACCTGACAACGTAATAGTTTGATTTGCAATGATATAACCTTGAGCCTTAACGAATGCCGTTGTAGCGATATTTGTACTGCTGTCAGTCGAAGTAGGAGTTGGTGCTGTTGGAGTCCCAGTAAACGCCGGAGAAGCAAGAGGTGCTCTGCTTGTATCTGATGGGTGAACATGGTCACCTCTTGCATATGCTGTCGCCGTACCTACCGCTCCCGTACTATCCATAACCGGAACTGTACTAGAAGGAGGCGGAATAGCCCCAGACGTAGCATAACCTTGATTCTTAACATAAGCTGTCGTCGCAATAGTCGTACTATTATCAGCAGTTGCCACAGTTGGAGCGGCTGGCGTTCCTGTAAATGTCGGTGATGCCAGAGGCGCATAACCCATATTCGTAGCGCCTGTGACTAAACCTTTCCCGTTAACAGAAATTCCTTGAAACGTTCCAACATTAGTATTGACAGTTGAAAGAGTTAATATACCAGAAGATGCAACAAGAGTAGCATCACCACCCATAGTGAAGCCACCAAATGCCCCAGAATTATTATATTGAATCTGATTAGCCGTACCTCCAGGTGTCCCACCCCCTGTTCCAGCATGAGAATCTACATACTCTTTATTAGCTGCATCTAAATTACTTGTAGGATCGGGGAGATTCGTAATCTTAAAATTATTTGCGTTCTTAGCAATATATGAAATATTTGGATTAACGGTTAACGCATTCAGTGAAGCTGAATACGTGAATCCTACACCATCAAGATTACGAACAACAACAGTTCCATCCGCCCACGGACCAGTCGGAGTAAAATCAGTCCATGCTGCTCTAGGGTCAATACGCGCGTTCATGTTACCAGTTCGTTGCTACTTGTGACCAGATACCGGGTTCCATGTAAACGTAGAGATATCCCTTCCCGGCAGTCCAAAGCCATCCATATTCTGGACTAACTGGTGGAGTTGGGCCATAATAGATCCCACCACTATTTACAGATTGTGTTGGATCAGGAATAGGTGGTATTGGATTATCTACAATAATAGGTGGAGTTGGAGTAGGTACAGGAGCCACAGGAACATTCTTGGCAGCAATGTCCTGCGGCAACTGGAACGGATATGGTAAAATCGGATTTACCATTATTTCGGCATTGAGCAAGCGCCAGGAGATATAGGTTTAGATGAACCTTTCATTGGTTTACCTGGAGGCTTAGGTCCACCCGGCTTGTTGATGGGAGAACAGATGTTGCCTTTTCCTGACATAGCTTATTCCTTTCACTTTAACCCGAAGCCACCAAGAAGCACAGCAAGCAGCCAAAACGCGACTGCGAGCCAACCAAAATGAAAAGTGACTGGAGGCCTTGCTAGAGTCTCGATAAACAATGCCGCGATAGCAGCAAAGACGAAGGCGAATACCATAAGGATCTGTGCTACCATTTCAGACCTCCTCTGCGTCTTCTACCCATGCCCTGAAACTCTGTCTATATAAACCTGTATCAATAAAACTTGGGCGAGGTGGATTACCCCTAGCATAAGGATGTGGCAATAGATGTGAAACACCTCGTTGTGCTGCTAATGTCTTTATTCCATGTGTTTCTCTATCTAAATAAGTTTTGAATGCATCTTCTATCTGTTCTGTTAACTCACTAGTTTCTGCTTTTTTAGGATATGCTACTCCAGCCATAACTTCTTCCAGCATATCAGAATAAATTACCTCTATTTCACCTACAACCATATTTTCTATTTTATCCCAGAATATCTCAGTCAGGTTATATCTGTCTTCTAGTTCTTTAGCAACATCAGTAGTTCTCTTGCCAACACCATATCCTTTTTGAATACGCACACCTTTCCCCAAAATCTTCCTTGTGCGGGGAGATTTTGTAGTATAAGGATAAGATTCGAAGCCAAGGCTGAGTTTCAAAACGTGATACCCCAGATTGCTCCCCACTGGCCAGCGTACATAAGATAACGCCGACCCCATGGGGTTTTCATCAATTGTAGATCCATTAAGGTCATACCCTTAATTGAATCAGGGATATAAGAACCTTGTGATGTTCCTTGATCAGCAGCAGCATTAATGATTCCATAACTTGCCGAATTCAAACCAAACGTATTTCTTAAATCAGACCAATAGGTGCTAGGGGGTTGAGCATTGGGATCATCCCAAGCTGTTTCAACCAGAAAATCAGCACCAAGATTATAAACAGCGAAAGCATATATAGAAGGAGAAGTCGATTGTGAGGGAACAGTCTCTAATCCCCAATAAGCTAGATTTATAGCCTGATCATAACAAGCCTGTAGAACACTAACGTCCGGTATTTCAGTCGCAGGCACGCCCATCATATTTGCCACGAACCATTGGAACCCGGCGAACGTGGGGTCGCCAGGAGGCAATCCTAGCACAGGCCCATCATAGGTTTCTACAAGACTCATCTACGACGCCCTGTCATCGGAATTGGAGGCCCAGCTTGAACTTGCCGGGAGACGCGCACGCCTTCGGCAAGATGGTCAGTATCATCACTATACCCACCACGAGGCTCAATTTCCTCAAAACTCATTTCAAGATTGTGCAATGGCCCAACCTGTTCCTCGATCTGGGAATTGACTGCCAATGCAGCTTCTTGTCGAATTTTCTGCCCAAACGCACTCAGTGCCTCTTCTTTCTTCAGCATGGCACGGCGCAGTTTCTCAGGCGAAATAGCCTTGCCGATCGAATAGCAAAGCCCGCTGAATGCATTTTGCTTCTTATCAACATCATCAACACTAATGATACCATAAGTAGCGTGTTGACTAAGAATAGCATCAATTTCAGGAGTACTGAGATCCCTTCTATTACCATCTGGTGAAACACGAACTTGCCCACCAATTGGAATGGTTTGGGTGATAATGCCTTGCCGCTCAGGCACACGATATCCAAACTGTTGAATTTGCTTCGACATATTTCCAACATATAGCTCAGGCATTTAATCCTCCCGTTTAGGAAATCTGGGCCGGACGCTTACAGTCGCCCCTAAAGTTTGAAGCACGTTACTTCGTGCTAACCCAGAACCGCGTACCTACATCTTATCCAGATCCCATAAACTGCGTTTATGATGGGTGTGGCGCGATGGAGGGTACGAAGCCTTACTGGTATTGAGCTGAAATAATCGTAATGGCTTCAGGACGGACACCCCATCCAGAAGTTGTACGCATTTCAGCAAGCACATCGATCGCACCACCAGCCAACGGCACAGGAATCTCCTTCGGCGCTGCCATATCACACAACTGAAGTGTACAGGCTTCCATCGAAGGAGTCAGCTTGGCGAACTCGTTGGTATTGATGCGAGAACCCTTCGGCTGCTCCACCTCCGGCATAACGATCAGAATGGCGTCGTTACCACCCGCGCCTTTGCCGATAAGCGTATCGTCATAAGCCCAAATGATTTCATCGTCATTCATTTCGAGCACGTCTTTGATGACTCCAGCAGTGCTGGTAGAACCAGCACCCACCCGCTGATAGCTGGTGAGCTGAACAATATTCTGGTATTCCATTGCACCAAGGGTCCGTTGCGGTCCCACGAATACGAACCTTCGACCAATACCAAGCTGATTTGTTCTGGTCTTGATGGCAGATACCTGGGAGATGAGGAAAAATGCCATTTGTCCGTTATCATAGGTGACCACCGTCGTATTCCCGGCAGAATCAGCCGGGAGGTTGACGGCCGTCGCGCCCGCCGTGTTGACAAGCCCCTCGCCATTCACTGGGTTGAATCCATACAGTAGACCATTTCTGATCAACTGGAACGTAGCTTGCCGCATTCCGAGCCGGTGAGCATCAACAATAGACAGTCCCCATCGGGACATTGCTGCTGTATCGTGGTGATCGTATTCAGCACGTACACGAAGCAGATAGGTTGGAGCGCTGATTTGCGAAAGGGCAAAGCTGACACCGGGGAGTTGGTTGTAAGCCGACTGTCCAGCGGCCATGCGGGTCCGCAGATCAACTCGTTTGATGTATGCATAGAGATCACCATCCGATAAGCGAATAAGTGGCGCACCTGAGGCGAGCAACTCAAACGCTCCGCTAGCTTGGGAATACGGCATTAAGGTATCAGGCATCATGTAAGAAGGATGAACCTGTACAAATGCCGGAGAGATGTTAGCCATAGTTCATCCTCCTTCTTAGAGCAGACAGACGCACGCTGCCCCGTTATAACTCCACGTGGTGAAACCAGTCGCGGAGGCATAAGAGGGTACCATGCAATTGCTTGACTTCACAGCCAGAATCTTGACTGGAAGTGCATTGGTGGAAAACGCTTGGATCCTCAAGTTAACAAGGTCCCAAGTGACTTGACCTGTGATCGGAGTGGTGCCATTTTCAATGGACGCCACCAACGCCGGATCGATAGCCAGCGCTACACGAGCACCGGAACCGAGACGGTAGAAATTCACCAGACCCCCGGACCCAACTGTCGGTACCTGAGATTGTGGTGTATTCACAGCCGCATAGTTCTGATCAAAGACACTAAAGCCAGTGATCGAACCAGTAGCACCCGCCGAAGTATTGACAGTTGCGCGAGTGATAATACCACCCAACGCAACATCAGCACGAGTAACAGGAGGTCGCTCTTGTGGAACAGCCTCAGAGATAGCCAACCCGCCAAACATCGGCAGGGTCTCAGATGTTGCCAACCAGCCGCCGGAAAGCGCGAACCGCGCTGCCGGATCAGGGTAAGCCGTACCAACAATGAGTCCGTCTGACTCAATTGTAAACATCCCGGCCGCAGTGGTCTGGATGTAAGGGTTGAAGTTAAATGCCGGAGCTGCCATTTGAGTTATCCTTCCTTATGCTGCACAGAACTTACTGAGAAGCCAAGGTTCGGAAGGACTGCACCCTCCGTCCAGGACGACCCATCTGTTTTACGAATGACTCCTTTCCATAGAAGACATTAGTACGAACCCCGGTCGAAGGATCTTGCCTCGTAACCATCCGCAATTCCCCGGCTTCGAGATCAACCGGGTTGACTGCTGCCGACGTCGCGTCGGCATAGATCTGATCTTCAATCGGATTGAAGATATCATCCGGAAGTGACCGAAGCTTTGCACCCTTCCACTTCTCGGAATACCCCTTCAATTTTGTAGCAAGCCGACGACGATAGCTGCCAAGCTCCTCGCCCTCCAAGGGCCGCGGAGCACGCTTCCCGAAGCCGTTGAACACAGCGTCAGCCTTGGCCTGAGCATCGGCAAAGGCAGCGTGCTCATCATCAGAACGCGGCTTCATCATAGCTTCAAGGCGAGAGATGGTATTCCTCTGGTCGGAAATCTGACGACGCAAGTCAGCAAAGTCATCCGCACGAGCGGAGTCATCCTTCTTGTCATCATCATCTTTTTTATCGTCGTCGTCATCATCTTTCTTGTCGTCATCGTCGGCCTTCTTGGCATCCACCTTCTTGGGTGGCGGGAAGGCATCAGACTTTTTGGCATCAGCCTTTTTGGAGTCGCCTTTACCCTTAGGCTCATGCTTGATTTCTAACTCGCCATCATCATCCTTGGCAGCAGCATCATCCTTCTTATCGTCGTCGTCGTCATCCTTCTTGTCATCGTCGTCATCGTCCAAGATCTTGTGCTTGGGTGTGGTGGCATCGTCCTTTTTATCATCATCATCGTCGGCCTTCTTGGCATCGGCCTTCTTCGAATCATCCTTCTTCTTGGGAGGGAAGGCATCATCCTTTTTATCATCATCATCACCCTTAATCGGGTTCTTGTGACCTTCACCAGTCTCAAGAGCATCCATTCGCTTGGACATTGCATCCAACTTAGAAATAGCGTCGGCCAATACGGTATCGACGCTTGCGCTTCCTGCTGCCATAGTAACCTCCTGGGTTTGCAGCTACTCGTTATGCACGATACCGTGCGACTAACGAACCATTAAATCCCGCCGAGTGATAAAATTAGCAATCCTATCGGCAAGATTATCTAGACGAGTTACAAAGTCTAGCAAGCCGGGAGGAATGCCTTCCAGGTTAGGAGCAGGGAGATCAGACCCCAATGGTACTACTAAATCTGGTTCCGGTTCTTCAGTTGCCGCATCTATCCGGATACCAGTAGCATCACCACCTTTATCCCATACGCCCTTTTCACAAATTGCCAAATGGTCAACAAAGCTTGGCTTACCTTCAACCAGAAGATGACTTCCATCTTCCATTTCAATAGTATAATTGACTTTAGTATCTCGAAAGACGACACTAGGAGAAGTAGATAGCTGTTCATTAACAATAAGCTTGACAGCTTCTGTATCATAAATCCTTGCTATTCCCCAGACTTCGTCGAGTTTGATATAAGGGAGTGACATGGTTCCGACAATTCGTCTGGCGAACTCATCTGAATCAAGTATTTGAGTGTCAGGATGCTCCATAATAATAGGGAGACCATTGCAACGCTGCAAAAACTCTGCAGTAAGATAAACGGTATCGCGTCGATATACCCACTCATTAAGCTTAGGACGATAGCTAAATCCAGTACCACTGATACGCATATCAACAAGGCACACATTCTCGATAAACTGTGGGGAAGCAAGTTCTTGATCACGGATAGCCTCTGCAATTTCCAGTTCATTCATACCCTTCATCTTACGCAGAGCGATCATACAGCCGGGGTGGAGTTGTAGAGTTCCGGCGTAGTTAGGGTCAACCCATACAAACGCATCATGCTCGTGGTTAAACTTAGGCACGAACTCGTCATCACAATCGTACAGAAAAGTGGTAAAATCCACATCTCCTTGCACACGTCGGCATAGGAAATTACCATGGTGTCCAGAACGGTAGCCTGTCTCTTCCATGCACTCTCGGATAGCACATTGTTCGATCGTTTCATGATCTTTTTTCACACCTCCCGGGAATGCCCAACCCTCACCATCTGTCCGCCGACAGAAGAGTACATGTCCTCGTGGAGATCGAAACAATATGCCAGCAGCTATTATCATTGGATAATAACCGGGACTCTGGCTGCGGGAAGAGCAGGAAAAGCCCCATAGAGAAAACTAGCAATAGAACCTGGTCCAAAATTGAAAGCACCATAAGTTCCAGCTAAAGGACCTGCTCCAAAATTAAATGTTCTATATGTATATTGAAGCAAATCCTGCATCCATTCTGGACCAGTCATAGCCGGTGGAGTGGTCCCCATCGTTGCCTGACCAGCTTCATACAATGCTCTGAAAGCCATAGCCTCCATTATTTAACCTTATGAACCTGTTTGGGGTGCCGATTCGAAGGTTGCATAAAGTCTTTGGTTCTGGGTTTTACTTCCTTTGTATGCCGCATCGCATGACGCTTTTCCCAGAAATCGATGCGCTTTTCTAGCGTATCGCACTCAGAAACAAATTTTTCAACCTTCTTTGCAGTTTCCCCGGTAAATCCCATATGCTGGGCGTCATCTACGCCAGTAATAGTTCCCTTGTTCTTACTGGCGTAGAAGACTTTTTCGCCCTTCTCAGAGCCATACTTCTTTTCCATTGCCC